TTCATGTAAATATGAATCATATAATGACAGAAAACGGAACATGGTTATACGATATATATGGCCTAAATGAATTTGATATCAAAGATTATACTTTTAAAATATTATCAGCATTACCTACAGACTTTACACCTAATCAAACTATGATAGGCTATCATTTACTAAAGAACTATGTTAAGCCGCCACTAGGTGAAAGTATAGAGACTGCTAGTGTATACAAAATAGACTATAACAACGATTTCCCAATTCAAACATCTATAAGTGTAAAAGGACATATATTTGATAGTATAGAAGATAGAAATATTATTACAAATACCTACCTTGACGATTGGACTTTAGAATCATTTGAATCAAACAACCAATATCAAAAGTCTATTTTGGCTATATTAAGTAATTTTGCTAATGGTGTAAAAGAATCAATCTAACGTTTTAGTTATAGATATATCACTTATATTATTACAAAATATATAAGGGCATGTTGTTTTTGTTTGGGGAAGATTCCATTTATCGTCTGCTATGTTTCCGAAGTTTAATGCACCACACCAACTGCTATACATATCTCCACTCGCATCTATATTAAGACTTTCAAAGCCTAAATGACATCTCATGCCCTGAAACGAATTTAGTCTTTTATCTATAATTTGATGGCTTTGCACATACTCTGCAGTACCATCGTCATACAAAAATTCAGTCATCCAGGCATTTGGATCAGGCTCAGGCTCTGGTACATACTCAGCACCAGGTATATTTTCTACTACCCGTTCAGGTAATATTTGTGCTTTTATTCCAGGGCGTTGTAAAACTTCTTGCTCTTCTGCAGTATATTCCCAATATGTTTCCTGCTTGTTCTGGCGTCCTAAGAGCTTCTTATACATGGTTTTAACACATATACTCACCATATTATAGTTGTTGTAATCACAATCTTTAAACAAGCCACGCACTTCCTCTGCAAATTCGCCCATTCTGAGCACATCTCCGCTTATTCCTGCAATGTTTATGTCTATATGTACATAATCCTTTATCTCATTTATAACGGATTTAAAATGCTCGGAATCTTGTGTTTGTGGGTGGTATGTTAAAACTACCCTGTCCATATATTGTTTAGCCTTACTCCACCAGTTTACAGTTCTACTAGCATTACTGTATACGATACTGCTACTATTGTGTTCACTTATAGTTTTAATTATGTCTTCAAAGCCAGGAATAACAGTAACCTCACCACCTATTAACTCATACTCTGTCTGTTTGTCTAAAGAGCTGTAATGCGTTGACAGACGTATTATTGCGTCTATGTACTGCTGTTTGCTTAACCAGGGCTTAGAACCATCATGTAAGATAGGAGGACAATACTCGCAAGAGTAATTACATGAGTTACCCATGTTCCATTGTATTCTTATTATATTGCTAGTATTTCTGGCGTGAGGACCACGTACAGAAACTAGATTGGACATTAGAGTCCTACATTGACTGTAAAACTTCCCATAGTAACGGAATGCAGACAAGTTGCTTTGGTACCAACCATAGCAACAGGTTGGCCTTCTGCTAAAACTGTTAAAGAACAGCCAAGTACTAAACTAGCACCAATATGTGGTGCTTCACCATGTGTAGAAACTATATCGCCTAATGTAGCGATAGGTCTGCCTTCAACTATCACAGAAGTAACTTTGGTGTTTTGTATAACACCAGTTCCGGCCATATCCATGAATCTTGCTACTTTAGGCATAGTATTATTTATCTACTATGTTTGGCTATCTTCTAATAATTTTAAATAATCTGTAGAACTATTTTCTAATGCAATATCTACTGATAAGTATTGTTCTCTTAAAATATATACTTCTTCTGATTTACTAGTAAACGTATATGGTACTACTGCTATAGACTCTTCTGCTACAACAACTAATCTTGGTTTACTTAATGTTAAACTTAAATTTTTATCATCGTAACCCATTAGTGTTGCTATTAACTCTATACCGGCAGTAGTTTTAACTGAAACTACTTTTCCTAATCCTGCTTTTAATATGTCTGTGTACATTATAAACTAAACCCTTTAAATGTTTTGTCATCTACGTCTTGTTTGGTACCACCTATAACGTATGATGATATTTCTGTCTCTTGTGGTGCCACTTGTACTGATCCACCTGTAATCCATGCTTGAGTCCAAGGTAATGGGTTAGTACCACTATTATATATCTTCTCTTGTCCTACGGCGTGCATTCGTTTGGCCGCAATAAACTCTACATATTGCTTTAGCAACTCTGCATTAAGACCTATAATACTACCATCTTTGAACAAATAGTCTGCCCAAATCTTTTCTTGTTCTACAGCATCAATAAACATCTGTGTGCATTCTGCATAAGTTTCTTTTCTTATTTTCTCAAAGTCTTTGTCGTCATTAGGCAAGAATTTAAGCATTTGCTGTGTACTTGCTAAGTGGACATTTTCGTCTCTGGCAATTAGTTTAATAATTTTAGCATTGCCTTCCATTCTTTTAAGTTCAGCAAATGCCCAACTACAAGCAAAGGATACATAAAAACGTACACCTTCTAATATGTTTACACTCATCAATGCTAACCATATTCGTTTCTTGTGTTCATACTCATCATATGTTTTATAACCTTTGTCTCTTAAAAGATTATATTCAATTAGTTTGTTATAATTTTCTGTAATGCTGTCAGCACAATCACATATTTCTTGTATGTCTAACATTTCGTCAAAAACCTTGCTCGGGTCAGGATATATGTTTCTGATAATATGTGTATAACTTCTACTATGAATAGTCTCACTAAATGCCCAAGTTTCTATCCAGGTTTCTAATTCTGGCAGACTCACTATAGGCAGAAAAGCCAAATTAGGTGAGCGACCTTGTACACTATCAAGTATGATTTGTCGCTTTAAATTACTTGTAAAAATATGCTGTTCAAAGTCTGTAAGATTTTTAAAGTCGGTTGCGTCTTTAAGGATATCAACTTCCTCTGGTCTCCAAAAGAAGCCCAACTGTTTATCAGTTAGTTTATCAAACTGTTTATACTTTAGTGTGTCATACCTTTGTACAACAGGACCGCCTGATGGATCTAAAAACATCTTTGCTTTAGTATGATGTTTCTTATTTTTTGTATCTAATACTGTCATTTTTTTAATTTCCGCCTTTTGTCCTATTCAGTGCTGGTCTTTTTCCGTTCTTTTGAATGTAGAATGCAATTAAATCTTCTTCATCTACACTATATGTAGAAAAAGTTTTTGTTATTTCTGTGCCTACAATATTAGTATAAGAAAATTCTTCTACATGACTTTGTTTTCCCCATAATTCCATTCTGATATCAGTTTCTTCTAATTGCTGTATAATGTATTCTGCATTTTTCATACCTGTACCACTACCACCTCTGAAGCCTTGTTTGTGTTCTCCCCATCTCTTTTTTATAGACTTTCCATATTTACCTATATAAATTACTTCTTCTTTTTTATTAGTATCGTTGACAAGTACCCAACAATATACCCCTGACTTTACTTCACTTGCAAATGGTGTATGTATAGCATTTAAATCTGGTACATCATTTCTGGAAACTACATCAACATCACCTGCCTTGGTAAACCCTAATTGTTTTAATTCAGTACTGTTCATATTTTACAACTCTCGCAATCTTCATCATCTATTTCTGATAAGGCAAGTTCGCCTTGAGCGTCATCTTTGTGTACATCGATTTCGCCCTGACCATCATAGGTGTTATTATAATATAATTGTTTGCCACCGTATTTATAAAAAGTAAGTATATCTTGTATTAAAACACTCATTGGCACTTTTTCATCTTCATAATGCTCTGGATTATAACTAGTATTTACACTAATACCTTGGTCAATATATTTTTGCAATACAGCCATAATTTTTAAGTATCCTTGTGGGCTCTTTTGTTCCCATAGTAAGTCATACTTGTTTTTGTAGTAAGGATATCCTGGTACTACTTGTTTTAACACACCATGTTTGCTTTGCTTAATACTTACATAACTACGTGGTGGTTCTATACCGTTTGTACTGTTACTAATCTGTGCTGATGTTTCTGCTGGCATAAGTGCCATTAGTGTTGAATTACGGATACCAGTTTCTTTTAACTGCTTACGCAATCCTTTCCAATCTTGTCTTTCTTGATGCTTTACTAACTCGTCAACATCTGCTTTGTATGTTTGGTTAGGTGTAATGCCGTGTCCGTATTTTGTCTGCATTGTTAGTGGGCATTTGCCTTTTTCCTGTGCCAGATCAGCACTTGCTTTTATAAGTCCATAACTCCATGCTTCTGCCCATTCATCCACTAATGCTAGATTAGGTTCTTGATATGTACTGTCATGTTTTGCTAACCAATATGCAAAGTTTATAATGCCTACTCCTAATGGACGTCGGTTCATTGTACTTAGTTCTGCCGCTAGTACTGGGTACTCTTGGTAGTCTAATAATTCATCTAATGCTCTTACGGCTAGATTAGATATCTTTTGCATTTCCTGTAGGTCTTTTATAACACCCCAATTTACAGCACTTAATGTACACAAACTAATTTCACCTGTAGGATCATTTATGTCACTTAAAGGTTTAGTTGGTAGGTTAATTTCGCAACACAAATTACTTTGTTTAATAGGTGCTACTTCTTCTATGAACGAACCATGTGTGTTAGCATGATCAACATTCATTAAGTATATTCTACCTGTGTCTTTTCTTTCTGTTACAAAAGAACTAAACAACTCTATAGCAGGCATACTTTTCTTTCTGATGCTTGTCATACGTTCTGCTTTTTCATATAACTCTTTAAAGTTGTCTTGGTCTTGGAAAAAAGCATCATAAAGTCCTGGTACGTCTTGAGGGCTAAACAATGTTATGTTACCACCACTAATTAACCTTTCGTACATCAGTTTGTTAAACTGTACACCATAGTCCATGTGACGCACTCTGTTGTCCTCTGT